CCTAAGATGATACTGGAATAGGATCTTCTGTCTGAGTCATTGTGTTCAAACTTTCACGAGAAGGTGATTTTGGAATTCCTTTATTAAACCTTTTTGAATCCTTTCTAAGTAGCCATGCAAGCCATCCTCCAACAATTAAGATTCCAACAATTGCTCCAATTCCAATCGGCTCCATTTTTTAGTTGTCGCGTTCAGTCTGAAAGTTTGTCTCTGCTTTAAACAAAATGCCTGGACACACTACCCCTGCTGGAAACTCTGTTGCACCTGCTATGGGAGAATCACAAACTGCTGGACGTCGTGGAACTCGCAAGGGTCCTTCCGCCAAGGCCTTGAAGCGCGTTCTTAAGGGACACGGACTCAAGACCACTGGTAAGAAGTCCACTCTCCGTGCCCGTGCTAAGAAGGCTCACCTCCTCAGCAAGGCTTAAGAGCAACGTAAAATCTAACTACTAAACAATGAAACAAGCTACTCGTCGTAGACAACGTCGTATACGCCGTCTCCGTCGAGGTGGAGATGAGAATGTTGCTCCAAACTATGATACTGGATCCAATTTGAGTGCAGATGTATTTCAAGATGCGCGTAAAACATTGAGAAAACCAATGGCTTTTGGAATCAAGACTCCTTCTCAAACAACTCATGAATTTCAAAAAATTCAATTGAAATCTACACCTCCAACATCACCCAAAGCTGGACGAAGAACTCGCAGAAAGCGTAGAAATACTTAAACAAACAAAACATACTACTTTAAATGAAGATCATTGATGGATTTATGTTTTACAATGAACTCAACATGCTCGAGTATCGGCTTACGATTCTCGATGATGTTGTTGATTACTTTATCCTTGTAGAATCCACACATACACAAAACGGCAAAGAAAAAAAGCTCTTTTTTGAAGAGAATAAACTTAGATATGCACGATGGCTTCATAAGATTATACATATCGTAGTTCGTGATGTTCCTTATGTATTTCCTCGAATTGACTATGGAAAGAAACATCAATGGGTCAATGAACATCATCAGAGAAATTGTATTGCAAGAGGTATTGAACAACTTAGTTTATCCTCTAACGATGTACTTATGATTTCAGATTTGGATGAAATTACAGATTCAGAACTTCTTAAGAAAGTTCGTTCAGGTGAAGTTAAGATCACTTTGCAAGGATTAGATCATCATTTCTATTATTACAATTTGAATACACGAAATAAATACATCACAGACCGAGCACGTATTCTAACGTTTGGTGAATATTTACGTTTAGATTTACCTTGTCATTCAATTCGCGAATTACCTTGTCCAGTGATTTCTCCTGCAGGTTGGCATCTCAGTTATTTTGGAGATACTGACTTCATTCAAAATAAGATTCGTAGTATTGCTGATTTTGGAGGAGATGAAACTTTTACAGATCCTAAGCACATTGCTTCAAAGGTATCTAGCTCAACTGATTTATTCAATCGTGAACATTGGGGACCCGAGTATATTTTACAAAAGATTGATGTGAAAGATAATCCGTATTTACCACCGATGTATCAAACGCACTTACGAGGATTTTATAGATCATCTGCGATCATTGTGAATTCATGTATGAAGTTTTATAAAACAACACTACCCTTTATACTTGAAAGTGCTAAAAAGGGAGGAATTCCACTTCGAAATCTTTATATTGTAGTTGGAGAAGCTGATGAAAACAAAGTTGATAACACAAATGAATATACAATGATCTTTACACAATTTGTTAATGAAGCAATTACAGCTGCAGTTTATTTTACACAGACCTCTGAAGGTCTTGAAGAACTAAAACAATACACTCATTTTTTCTACACAGGAGATACAGCTGTATTTTTAGAGTCCTTTTGGAAACGAATAGAACATCATTCGCTTTATTGTGATTCATACATTAAGGTTCAATCCATAGCATCTAAATCTACTGGATTTTTTAATGTAGATTGGGTTCTCAAAACTAAAAAGAAACTTCTAAGCTATTTTGCAAATACAGATAAATCGCTTCTTTGGAATTATAAGACTGGAGCGAACATTCCTAGAGAAGAAATAATTCGTTCATTTCCAAATCTTTATCCATATTTGAATGAGGATATGCTTTTTGAGTATGGTCCTGAAAGAACTCCTATGGGTAGTGTTTTTCAAAATAAAATCAACCGATATCTTGTTAAACAATATAGCGATCAAGATCGTCTTGCCAATGTATATAAAGATCCTGGCTTAATCAAATTTCAAGCAAATTATGATCTTGCTAATCATGGAGGATGGAAATTGACACTTTAGTTTATTGCGCGTCGCCCTAGCCTGTAAATAATTTTTCTCGTGCTTAAGCAAACAATATGGGTGGTGGTCTTCTTCAACTTGTTAGTTATGGTGCGCAGGACATTTATATCTCTGGTAATCCCCAGATTACTTTCTGGAAGGTGCTTTACAAGCGTCATACCAACTTCGCCATGGAGTCCATTGAAGTCACCTTCAACGGTCAGGCCGACTTCAACAAGCGTGTGACTGCAGTCATCAACCGTAACGCGGACTTGATGTACCGCACCTATGTTCAGGTGGTTCTCCCAGCAGTCGACTTTACAAGCGGTGCTACTACAGTCAACCGATTCCGATGGCTCAACTACATCGGTCACCGTCTCATCAAGACGGTTGAGCTTGAGATTGGTGGTCAGCGAATTGACAGACAGTATGGCGACTGGATGCAAATCTGGACTCAGCTCTCTCAGGACCAGGGTACCATTTCAGCTCTCGATGATATGCTCGGTAACACCCACGATCTCGTCTTGATGAAGGACAAGAGAGGTTTTGCCTTGGATGCTTCCTGCGCTGGCTCTGAGCTCACAAACTCATGCGCTCCTCGTGCCGGTACCCCAGCCCGAACTCTTTACATTCCTCTCCAGTTCTGGTTCTGCCGCAACCCTGGTCTTGCAATCCCTCTCATTGCACTCCAGTACCACGAGGTCCGTATCAACATTGAGTTCGAGCAATGGATCAACTGCTGCTACTACGAGATGGTTTCTGGAAGTGCACCCACATCTATCCAGTCCTTAACCGCTGCATCTTTGTACATCGACTACATCTACCTCGACACTGAGGAGAGACGCCGATTTGCTCAACAGACCCACGAGTACTTGATTGAGCAGCTCCAGTTCACTGGTGCTGAGTCCATCACCTCCTCCTCCAACAAGATCCAGCTCAACTTTAACCACCCAGTTAAGGAGCTCGTCTGGGTTGTTCAACGAGACTCCTTCGTTGACTGCACCCCTAACGCAGAGTTCATTGTTGAGGTTAACGGATGCCAGCCATTCAACTACACTGATGACTTCAGCACTGAGGGTATCGTGATGGATGTGCTTGCACGCGGTGCTTTGGCAACTGCACAAAGTGGTGCTGCAGCTGGAGTTGTACCTACCTTCCTCGGTGATGGTCCTTCAGGTCCCTATTTCACTCAGGGTCTTGGTGTTCCAGGCCCAGGCCCCTCGCTCAACGGTGCATCTTGGTTGGACACATACAACACCAACGGAAGCCCTCTACAAGCAGTTGTCTTTGAGGACACGACCAACTACCTCCTCGCCAAGGTTATCCTCCAATCCGGAGTCAAGTGCGAGGGTAAGAACCCAGTTGAAGTTGCCAAGCTCCAGCTCAACGGCCAAGACCGATTCACTGAGCGTGAGGGACGATACTTCTCCCGTGTGCAACCATTCCAGCACCACACCCGAACACCTGCTCAGGGTATCAACGTGTATTCCTTCGCGCTCAAGCCCGAGGAGCACCAGCCATCAGGTACATGCAACTTCTCCCGTATCGACAAGGCGACCCTCCAACTCACGGTCTCAGTCAACACGGTCCGAGGTGGCCGCACTGCTCAGGTGCGAGTCTATGCAGTCAACTACAACGTGTTGCGAGTCATGTCAGGCATGGGCGGCTTAGCATACAGCAACTAAACAACATAACAAGAAAACCAAAAACAAAATCAGTCTGGAGTTCCAGCTTGATTTTGTATTAAACTTAAACTGAATACAGACTACATATACAATGCCTATTCTTTGCTTAAGTCAAGCAGGTCAAGATGTATTTGCTCGTCATGTTTTAGGACGTAAAGGAACATTTTTAGATTTGGGTTCATTTCGTCCAACCTATCATAATAACACTCGTATTCTTGAACTTGAAGGATGGACAGGTCTTTCAATTGATTACCAAAACTTTGAAGAAGAGTTCAAGCAAAAAAGAAATACACCCTTTCTACACGCAGATGTTACAACGGTAGACTGGACTAAAACATTTGAAGACTATCCTTTTTTGAAAGGAACCATTGACTATATCTCTTTTGATGTAGATGGAGCTACACGTGCTGCATTTGATCGATTTCCATTTGATAAAGTTAAGTTTGCATGTATGACGATTGAACATGATCAGTATAGAGTTGGAACTGAACTTAGAGATCATCTTCGCAAACGCCTTACTGAATTAGGCTATGTTTTGATATGTGCAGATGTTGTGATGCCAGATTCGCCTTATGAAAAGTTTGGCCCATTCGAGGATTGGTGGGTCAATCCAGAGTTAGTTGATATGGATAGACTAGAAAACATACGATCTAATACCATCTCTTATCTCGAAATCTTCAAGAAGATAGACTCTCAAAAGTATGCCTTTTACTGCCCACCTCCTTCATACGATTAATCACGTTAGACTTTTAATAAATTTAGAGTATCCAAGAATAATGCACATTGAAGTTTCATTAGCGGATGGATTGGATCGTCTTACGATTCTTGAAATTAAAAAATCCAAGATCGTATGTCCTATCAAATTGAAAGAAATTGAAAAAGAGATAGATGCATTACATGAATTTATTCCATTCAAAAAGACTACTGAATTTCAGTATAAACTTTTACTGTACACAAATCTTCAAGTATGGGAATCTATGGATAAAGTGAACTCAATTGAAATGGAACATCGTAATACGATTGAGTTTGCAAAACTAGCAGCAAAAGTCTATGATTACAATGATCAACGATTTCGTATTAAACGTCTAATCAATACGATCTCTAATTCAGTTCTCAAAGAACAAAAAAGCTATGGGACTAAACATGCAATTGTCACTGTTGATAACGTAGATCTTTGTATTCCTGTCATTAACTATTTGAGTGTACAGTATGACTCTATTTCATTTAAGTCAGAACATATGGAACAATTAAAAAACATTTTTACAACGCCCAATTTTGTGTATGAACCTGTTGAGTCAACTCTTATCATTTCTGCAGATACGTTTGAATTATCCGACCGATCGGCTTATGAATTTACTCCAATTACCTATATTGCATGTGGTCTATTAGGTGATTTTATTCATCAACTTTCAGTGATCAACGAAAAGTATCAACTAACAGGTCGTAAGGGTATTTTATATATGTCAAACAGTTTGGAGACATTTCGGTGGGGAATTGAAAGAACTTTTGAAGATATACGACCCTTTTTATTAACTCAATCGTATATACATGATCTGAGAATCCATGATGGAACTGAATGTGAAATTCACTTATCTAAATGGAGATATGATGTAAATCATCCAATTGACTCATGGCATAGTGTTTTTAAACGCCATTATGACATTGAATGGTCAAAAACACCTTGGTTCAAAATTCAAGGAAATCCAGAGTATACAAATACAGTCTTCATTTCAACATCACCTAATCGTTGGTGGGAGGAACCCTTTGATTGCTCTTTGTTAGTAAGTTCTCTGGGATCTGATGTTCGCTTTTTAGCATGTGAACAATCAAACTATGATCACTTTGTTTCAAAAACAGGTATTACTCTTCCACTTGTAATTGCATCTAACTTTACAGAATTAGTTTCTGCAATTCAAGGATGTAAGTTATTTGTAGGTACGTTATCTACACCACTTGCTATTGCAGATGCTCTCCATAAAAAACGCATTGCTCTTCAACAACATGATTATGATAGTTATCTAGCTGCTAATACAAATCCTTCGTTTGTGACTTACAAAAATAGTCTATCTAATCTAATATAATGTATATCCCATTAATGAAGTCTACCTTTTTAGGTGAGAAAGAAACGAAAGATGCACTTTGTTCATTCATTCAAACATCTAATAAACTAAGTATGGGTGATGAAGTTTTAAAGTTTGAAACATCCTTTGCTAATTGGCAAGGTCGTTCACACTCAGTAATGGTAAACAGTGGAAGTTCTGCTAATCTTGTAATTCTACAAGCTCTCTTAAATTTAGGACGATTGTCAAAAGGAGATCGTGTTGGTGTTTCAGCTGTAACGTGGGCAACTAACGTTATGCCTGTTATTCAACTTGGTCTTGTTCCTGTATTGATTGATGTAAACTTAGCGTCATTGAATGTTTCAAGTGAAGAAGTTAGAAAGCATGATATTCGTTGTTTATTTATCACACATCTACTAGGATTTCATGGTGATATTGATGTAATTTCTGAATACTGCAAGTCAAAGGACATCCTTCTACTTGAAGATACATGTGAATCGCTTGGAACTATTTGTAACGGTAAAAAGTTAGGTAATTTTGGTCTTGCTTCTAGCTTTTCTACATTTGTAGGTCATCATATGTCTACAATCGAAGGTGGCCTTATCGCTACGGATGATGAAGAATTGAATCAGATGATTCGTATGGTAAGAGCTCATGGATGGGATAGAAATGTGACTCAAGAACAACGAACAGAACTTAGAACAAAGTGGGATATTAATGATTTTTATGGACCTTATACGTTCTATACACTTGGATACAACGTTCGTCCAATGGAACTACAGGGTCTGATCGGTTCAATTCAATTGAAATATGTAGATGAAGCAAATGAGAATCGCAAACGATCCTATGCTAGAGTTTTTGATTCAATAGACTCTAAAGACTTGATGCTTCCTAATCAACATGTTTCTGCATTTGCAATTCCAGTCATATGTTCAAGTCCAGAAATTCGCGATGAATATGTTAAGAAATGTAAAACACTTGGTATTGAAACACGACCGATTGTTGCTGGAAATATGAATCGTCAACCATTTTTTAAAGAATATGTTAGTGAAAAACTCTTACCTGTAGCAGATAAGATTCATACATGTGGATTTTATATGCCTAATCATCCAGATCTTACAGATTCTGAGATTGATTATTTATCCGGTGTTTTTATAAATGAACATATTGTCAAAGATTAAAGTTGCTATTTCTAATTCAAATAAAAACGGAAAAGCACTCTTTCTATGTAATTTTGGATTAGGTGATCATATTGATATGATTGGTGCAGTTCGTTACCTTTCTGAATTACATAGAGAGATTCATCTAGTTTGTCTTAAACATACATATAACACTTTATCTGATTTTTATTCAGATAATAAAAGAGTTATATTAGTTGTGGTTGATCATAAGATGTATTGGGATCGTCATCGCTTTCTTGTTGAAAACAAAATTGAAGGACAATATGAAGCATTCGATTATAATCCAAATGATTATGAAGCAGTATATCGTTCAGGATGGTTTATATTCCCCCGTCATGATTTGAGTATTGATTATGAAATTCCAAAGTGTTTCTATAGAGATCTAAAACTTAATCTCACTGTTGAACACAATTACTTTCGTATTGCTGAAAATAAGAACTCTGATCTACTATATAGTATTGTCAAAGATATACGATACATCTTTGTTCAACAGAAGTCTTCTAACAATTTTACACCATTGATTAAATGGGATATTAATGAAACATTTACGATTGATCCAAATATGAATCTTTACCCAAAAGGTCATCAATGGCATGAACTTGCTAGTCATTTTGTTAATAAACCTTTTCCTCATTATCCAGCTACAATCATACATGCATCTGAACTTCATGTTGTAAACAGTTCATTCCGTTGTCTTGCAGCTCATCTTCCACTTGAAGCAACTGTTAAGAAGTGTTATGATCGCAATACAGGAAACCATATTCCAGAATGGACATTTAATCGCTACAATCCGACTTCACCATCAAGTTAATCATTTCTCGAAATGATGTATTTGGTTCCCAACCTAATATTCTTTTTGCTTTTGAATTATTTCCAATTAAAAGCTCAACTTCTGCAGGTCGATAAAACAATGGATCAATTCGGATAACTACACGTCCGTTTTGATCTGTTGCCGTCTCAGTTTCACCTGAACCATTCCAAGTGAGTGTAATTCCAGCAGCTTGAAATGCAAGCTCTATAAACTCACGAACTGTATGAGTCTCTCCTGTTGCTAAAACATAGTCATCTGGAACGTCTTGCTGAAGCATCAGCCACATTCCATATACAAAATCTCTAGCATGTCCCCAGTCACGTTTTGCATCCATGTTTCCAAGATGAAGGCAGAATGAAGGATCTTTTTTAATTCTTGCAATTCCCTTGGTAATCTTGCGAGTCACAAACTCTTCTCCTCTACGTTCAGATTCGTGATTAAAGAGAATTCCATTGCAAGCAAACATATTATAGCTTTCCCGATAGTTCTTTGTGATCCAAAATCCGTATAACTTTGCGACTCCATATGGACTGCGAGGATAAAAGGGTGTTGTCTCAGATTGAGGTGTTTCAACAACCTTTCCAAACATTTCAGAGGTAGACGCTTGGTAGAAACGAGTTTTGTCAATTATTCCTAATTGACGAATTGCTTCTAGAATTCGTAGAACACCTGTTCCATTTGTATCTGCAGTGTATTCGGGTTGAGAGAATGATGAATGAACATGTGATTGTGCTGCGAGATTGTATACTTCAATTCTTTCGGAATCTCGTAAGGGTAGTAATACGTTTATAATTGATGCTGAATCTCCCATATCTGCTTGGACAAGTGTTAAGTTTGGATGATGTAAAATGCTAGAGATACGTCCTGTATTTATATTAGAAGATCTGCGTATAATTCCTACCACATTATAGTTCTTTTCAAGCAGAAGTTCTGCAAGATACGATCCATCTTGACCCGTGATTCCAGTAACCACTGCTGTTTTTATCATTTTTTAGTTACTATGTTCCATCTATGTAATACATTATTTTGACTTTCTATATACAAATGCACCTTAAACAAATCGGATCTCGTGCTCAAGTGATGCATGGAACAGCTCACCACACTACAGGTGGATTAACCAAGGCAGATCTCAAGATGAATAAATGGGGTCGTATTGTGTCTCGTAAGAAGTCATCAAGAATGGCTCATGGAAAAACTCGCCGTAACAAGTAATGCGGTTGATCTCTATTTTAAGTGGAGCATTATGGGTAGATTTTGTGGTTATGATACTTACCAAAGTAGTCCCAGGACAACATTTATGGTTTCTTCCTCCAACAGGTGCACTCAAATTATGGTATGATAAATTTGGTGTTGCAGCTGTAGCTGCAGATGTTTTGAGTTTAATGTTAGGTGTCCTTTTGGCTACATTCTTGTTTCCAGGAGTGATTGGACTTCAATTTGTGATGGCTGCGATTTTTGTCCAGCTTTTACACGACATCTTCTTCTACTTTATAGTCATTCAAGGACTTCCTCAAGGTCAGAACTCCATGATTGATGTATTCAAGTCGTATGCAAGTGAAGGTGGATGGACTATTTTGCTAGCGGATGCGTTGATGATTACATCCGTAGTTATCGTTGCCCGTCTTTCAGATTTGTTATTCTCATATCGTGCTATTGCATTTCAAGCATTATTAGGCATGTATTCATTGATTTATATTACCTATACTAAGTAATGAGTGGCGGATTATTCGGAACACACCTTGCATTGAATCCAAAATGCCTTGTGTTTTCTGCGTTTGTATTGATTGTGTATTGGATGCCTCATTTCAAGGCATGGCAACATCGTGCTGTTATGGCGTTTTTGCTAGCCTGTGTAGCCTATGTTCTACTTGCGTGGTATGATATGATTTATGATTGCAAAGATCGGTTGAAACCAACAGCTCTCGGATGGATGTGGGGCTGGGCAAAACCACCTGAATATATGAAAGAATTTGAAGCACTTCCTGAACGTGAGAAGAAACTAGTGCGAACCATTGATATTGTCATCTTGATTGGAGTTGTCGTCTTATTGGTAGTTCCGTTTCTTGTGAAGAAGTAATGAAGGACTTCGTAGATACATTCATACAATCAGTCAACTGGAAACTAGGAAGCTTTGATCTACTACCTATTTTCTTTGGACTTGTGATGGCCTTAATTGATATCAATATGATGGGAACTCTGAAGTTTGTAGATCAAGGAAAGTTAGCGTATGCGATAGGATTGCCAATTGCTATAGTGTTATATGCGTTTCAACCGTATGTCTTCTTGAAAGCGATGTCTCATTCCAATATGTTAACAACCAATCTAATCTGGAACTTAGCTTCTAACATTATGGTTACACTTCTAGGTGTCTTCTTCTTTAAGGAGAAAATCAAAGGTTTGAAATGGTTAGCTATTTGCCTAAGTCTCTTTTCATTAGGCATTTTTGCATATTCTGAGTAATGTATAATGGCTAAGACTCTGAAACAACGCCTTAGAGCTGCTAAGAAGAAGTGCTCTCCTGGATATGATGTATATAATTACCGAATGAACCAAAAAGGCGAGTTCTGGAGCTGCCTTCCTGCCGGATTGAAGAGAAGAAAGACACGTCGCAAGGCTCCTCAATAAATAAGGTGCGTAGAAGAACTTAGACGCCGAGCCTCATGGATACATAAATGAGTGACGACCTTGTAATTGCAAAGACAGTTCAGACGTCGCCCATACGCACTCTTGCTGAGGGTCTTAAATCAATGTTGGTGGAGATGAACCTTGTCTTTGATAAGGATGGTATTCGAATGATTGCGATGGATAATTCCAGAACAGTCTTAACACATATGCGATTACACGCTAACAAGTTTGAGCAATATGAGTACAACAACTCTGCGTCCAAATTGAGTGTTGGTTTGAATACCGATCACTTCTACCGTATTGTAAAAACTGTGACCAATGATGATACAATCACCTTTTCAGTCTCTCGCGCTGAATCTAACCATTTGACCATCACAATTGAGAATGGTGAAAAGGGACGTCGTATTAAGTATCGCTTGAACTTACTGGATTGCGATGAATCGGATATCACGATGCCCGAGACTGTGTTTTCAGCTCGCGTTACAATGCCATCCTTGGACTTTCAAAAGATTTGTCGTGATATGACGTTGTTGTCTGCAAAAACTGTAGATATCAAAAACGTCGGTAATACATTGACTTTCTCATGCAAAGGTCCTTTTGCATCTCAAACTGTTACGATGGGTGATGCTGCTTCTGAAATGTCTGTTAGCAAGAATGAATCTACTGAGATTGTGAGTGGTTCCTTTTCACTACCTCATTTAGTCCTCTTTACAAAATGCTCTAATTTGTCCAACAATCTTGAAGTCCATATGAAAAATGATTGGTTCATTATGATCCGATATGTGATTGCGAACTTGGGTGATATTAAGTTATGCTTGATGCCCTTGCCTGCTTCAACTGCCTAAAACTACTTCTTCTCAGAATATAATGCCAAAGACTCCTAGAAAAACATCATCTCGTCGCCGAAAAACATATCGGCAACAAGCTGTTGAAATGCAAGGCGGAGATATTGCATCCGTTGAGGCACTCATTAAGAGTACGCCCATTGGAAATGTTCATATTAACAATCCTGCAAGCAGTTATGTTGTTGTGACATATTGGTGGGGAAAAGAGAACATGAACCGAAACCTCCAGAACCCTTGTCCGGAGGATATTATGGATATTGCTAAAAATCGAATCATTGCCGAAATAGGACGTGAAACGGGGTTTCCAAAGCCTATTGTAGATGAACAAATTCGCATTGAGAAAATCACCGATCGTCCACTCACACGTGTAGAGAAGGAGTATTATCAAACATTAAAGAAGCAGTTCAAGGAATGGGCGATAAAGAAACTAGCAGCTATTCCAGATCTCAGAGATCGCATTAATGCAATTGTGAGAGAGATTGAGCCCGATATTCTTGCAAAGCCAGGCTCTGTGAAACCGCGTAAGTTTCCAGAGATGATTGCCGAATGGGAAGAACACTGCAGAAAGGCAGGGGTTAACTATGTTGCAGTTAATACAGAGTTTCCGCGAGCAGACTACCAAAATGCGATCAATGGAAAACCACTCTTTATCAAGCAAGCATTGGATGCAGTCAAGCCCCGAAATGTCCTGTACATTGATGGTGATATGTGGATGCTGAAGTATCCTCACCTTTTTGATCTTGAAAATGTAGACTTTATGGCTCGTGGTT